GCGGATCTGCAAGGCGTGGCTCTTGTCGGCACGGATATCGACATGCACTTTGCGTCCCGCGTCGGCCAGCTTGATGCCGGACTTGACGTAGGCGAAGCAGGTGCGGACGCCGGTTCCACTCGCGTAGGGCAGGAGGCCGGAAGCAACACGGCGGAAGGTGAATCCCATGAACGTGTTGATCTCGCCATTGACCAAGGCGCGAACGGTGTTGAAGTCGCCGCTGGTCACCTCGGTCGTGCGAAGCAAATCTTGGATCTGCTTGGCGGAAACGACCATGATGCGCGGGTCACTGTCATCAACTTCAGCGTTGGTGAGCAGGAACGCCGCTTGACGCAGCTTGGCGATGGTGAGGCCACTGTTGGCCGTCGATCCGGTTTCGACGTAGTCCACGGCGATCTTCTGCCCAGCGGGCAAAGCGGTCGCGGTGACGCCAGTCTCTCCGGTGTAGGCGTTGCCAAGGGCGGCATCGATGATCACCTTGTCGGCGGTGCGGGCATAGGCGGCGGCGTGATTGGCAACCGTCTCGCTCTGGGGAAGGCTGACCTCGCCCAGATACTCGCTGTCCCACTCGTCGAACAACGTGGCGTGTTCAAACGGATAGGGGCGAAGCCAGCGTTTGGCCAAGGCCACATCGCTGATGTTGGTGTCGGCTGCGCGGCTGGTGATGCGTTGCATCTCCACTGCGCCCATTTGGTTGTAGGATTTCTCCTTGCCGCGGACTGTCTCGACGGAAACGTATTCGCGCAGCTTGGAAAGTTTCTGCTGAAGCAGATGCTCCCAGTTGCTGGAGAACTCCGTCGTGAAGTATTGCGGGATTTGATTAACGGCAGTTGCCATAATTAACTCCTTTGGTTTTGACTAAACCCACGTTATTGCGGGCCTTGTCGGGTTGATTGGTTGTGGTGTCCTCGGCGCTACCGATTATCCGCGAGCGCGGGTCGTCGGCCTTGGGCAATGCGCGTTGGACAGGCTCCACAAGGAGTTGTCTGCCTAACTGTGAGCGAGAATTGCGCTGCGCCAGAAGTGGCGCAAGGGTTTAGTCAAAAAAATTTTGGCAACGTGTCGAAGGCTTCGACATATCGACAAAACGTGTCGAAATTTCAGCGCAACGCCGCCCACAAGAATCCGCCGTTGGCGCACCCGTAGAAGAAAAAGATGACGGCCATCGCCGGATCGCCCTGCCTCCACCACCCTACCGCGGTGGCAAAGTAAAGCAGCGTGCAGGCAAGGAGCGGCCAGAAGGTCACGAAATGATTCCGTCGTTGTGCCGCGCCAGCCAGCCACAAACTTCGCTGACCAGACGCCCGATCTCTTCCACGCACTGCTCGTCCAAGTCAAAGAGACGGGCATGGACGATCTCATGGCAGGCCAGTTCAATGCCGCGGTGGCTGATCGCGTCGGGGTGGATGTAGATTGTCCGGTCGTCTTTCACGCACAGCCCGTCGTGGGTCACGCGGGCCGGTGGGCGCTGGATCTTGACCCGCCACGTTTTGCCGTCGATGGCGACACGTTTTGTAGGGGTGCGGCGGATCATTTGAGTCGGTAGTGAGGGACTGGCCGGACGCGCTCGGAGAGGCGGATGGTGAAGTTGCGCTTATCGGCCAAGCCCTGCTCGATCATCCGGCGCACTTGTGTGCTGGTGATGCACTCGCTGCGCCCGCGGGCCTTGGCCAGTTGCTTGATCGTAAACCATCCCTCCGGCACCTTTTCGACCGGAATAGTGGGCTGCGAAAGGGCTTGGCACCATTGTTCCAGTTGTTTGTCGGCTTTGATTTGTTTCATAAGGGCAGTTCGTAGTGCGGATCGAAGACCGCGATGTTCACGTTGCAGTTGGTTCCATTGAACGACCCGAAACACGCGGCGTGTCGCCATCCCAGCGTTTGCCGTCGGATCGACGAATACCCGATGTCCAACTTGATCCCGCACCCGATGTTGTAACCGATGGCTTTGTTGTGGATGCGGGCGCTCTCCATCGCTACGCGGTGGGTGTGGCCCATGACGACCGAATGGCCCACCATTTCCGCGGTGTCCCGCGCCGCCGACACGTTATACATCGCGCCGTGGGTGAATCCGGTGTCGCCCAGCATGAACATGCCGCTTCGGTGGACGCCCGCGTAGGGGATGATCTGGCACTTGAGCTTGCCCATCTCGTCCTCGATGCGGGACAGGACGCTGCTGGCCGCATAGGACAAGACCGCGTTCGGACTGTGGGCCAGTTCGGTCAATCGACTTTCGTGGTTTCCGAATAGGTAAACGTCGGGCTTGAGTTCGCGCAGGAAAGCCAGTCCCTGCATCAAGTCGTCGGCCAGATCGGCCCCGTGGTCGGCGCTGTCGCTGTCCTTGCGAGCGCCGGAGCGTAATGCGCGGGCATCGATCGCATCGCCCAGATGCAGGACGAAATCCGGCTTCCACGCTTCGCGCAGTCTCAAGATGGCGTCCAGCGCCCGCGGATCAGCCTCTGACCCGTGGGTGCATGTGCAGGCCAGAAACTTCTGCCAGCCCTTGGTTTTGTTGGCCATGATGAGCCGGTTAAACCGTCAGCATCCGGCGCACTTGGTCAACCACCTCCGCGTCACCCTCTTGGTAGCGAAGGTAAAGCGGGTTCGCCGCGTTGGTCATAATGTCCTTGGCGCGGGCGCGTGTGCTGCTCACTCCGGTCTGATCACCGGCTACCAGCTTGTCGTCGGACAACTTCTCCGCGAGGTTGACGATGGCCTTGACCACTTGCGGATCGACAAAGCCTTGGCTGGTCGGATCGACTCCGGCGGTCACCGCGGCGCGGCGAGCCAGTTCGATCTTCTCCGGCATCTTGTCGCCCCAGACCTTCTGGAGTTCGGCCCGTCCGGTTTCCAGTTGGGTTTCGATCATCTGGGCCGCGGCTTGGTTCATCAGCGCCGCTCGCTCCATGTCGAACTTCATGAACTCCTGCATGGCGGCGGCAGGCACGTTGTGCTTGTAGGCGAGTTCCGCGGCCTTCTTGGCCACGTTGTCATCCCAGACGACGCCTTCGGGCAGTTGCTCCGGTTTGAGGTTGTAGGCTTCGGGAGATTCGGGAACGCCGATGGCCTTGCGGTAGGCGGCAATTTCCTCCGGCGTGGACTTCTCGCTGGGGGGAACGATGGCGTTGGCCTTCTTGCCCAAGAGTTGCTCCAGCCCTTGGTAGGACTTGGAAAGGCTTTCAACGTCAGCCTTGTCGTTGCGCCAGAATTTCTCCGGTAGCCATTCGGGCTTTTCGGTTACTTCGGGCGCTGGCGCGTTGGTAACGCTGGCAGGCGCACTGGAAAGGAGTGTCCCTTCGGTTGTGACGCTGGTGTTAGCAGCGGGTGCGGTGGACGCGGGAACAGCGGCGTCCGCGGTGGTGCTGATTTCGGAGGTGGTGGTTGCATCGATCATGGTGGTGTTGGTTGGTTAGTGTTTTGACTAAACCGCGTTTAGCGGAGGACTTCGGTGGAGGGCCGCTCAACGTCGGCATCTCCGACGACGGGCAGCGAAAGTTTGTGTTCGATAAAAAGGATGACCTCGCGCTGGCCGTCACGCACCGCGGCGGCGATGGGGTCAAACGGACGTCCCAGCGTGCGTTCAAAGGCTGGCCGGTTCATGCGGAAGTAGGCGCGGAGGTTGTCCAAGACGACGCGGCCATCCTCGCTGTCAAAGCAGCGGTAGTAGGCGTTGTTAATGCGCTGGATGCTTTTGCTGCGCTCCAGTTCTTTGTCGTTGGTCATTAGGGGCGAGGGCGGTTTGGCATGGCTACACTCCGGTGGCTTGATTCATCAAACGGCCAAGGGCGCTGTCCTGCTTGACGCTACCGGCCTTCCCTGCGGCCTCGGCCATCGTGAGCATCTCCTGCTGCTGCTGCATTTGCGCTTGAGCCTGTGCGCGGGCGGCGCGGGCCTCCTCGACCTCGTCCTCTTCGGCCAGCCAGTCGGCGGGCAGTCCGTCGTTGCGGGCGGTTTCGCGGGCGATGACGTCCCACTTGAAGTTGTCCAGCACTTCGGGGCGCACTTGGGCGATGATCGCGTTGCGCTCCATTGTCCTTGCCAAGGAAAGGTTGTGCATGGCGCGGATGGCGAGCGCGACCTTGCTGACGTAGCTGACTTCCGGCTCCGGCAGCATGGGCTGGCCCATTGCGTCCATCTGGATCGCGTCCTGCGGCGGCGGGGGAAAATGGCCGTTGCGGATAAGGATGCCAAAGACTCCGCGCAGCATGGGCGAAAGAAGTTCGGTCGTCTTGCGGGTGAACGAGGGCGAAAACTGCACCAGCTTTTCACTGGCTCGCTCGGCCACTTCGGTCGCGGTCATGTTGGCCCGTTCCAGCGAGGCGAACATGCGGAACATGTCCACATGCATGGCCACGTTGATCGCGTTGGTCTTGCGGGCCTCGCGGTCGAGTCCGATGGAATAGTCGCCCGCGGTGGCCCACTCCTGCGGCAAAGCGTTGGGCTGGGTCGGGTCGTAATAAGTGACGCCCCCAGAGCGCAAATCGACTTCCCCTTCGTGCGTAGCGGGCATGAGGAGACGAGGGAACGCTTTGATCTCGGAGAGGGCGTCAAGTTGCTTGGCTAAAAAGTTGAGTTGGCGGGCTTCGGGTAGCGCCATCCATG